AGACGCAAATTTTGTCACTTAATGGACAACAATTAAGGAGACGAATATGTCGTATATTAAAAACTATTCTAATCGTTCTTCATTTGCATATCAGTTTAGCGTCGACAATAAACAAGACGAAGATCTGATCGTGCTGCAAGAACGTGTGCGTGCTCATAACGAAATGGTTCGTAAAGCGTGTCGCAAATTTAATCGAGTTAGTTCTTACGACAAATTGCAAAAAGTATCGTTAATGGCGCGTGGCCCTCGTAAGCACGATGGTCGCCGTTATGACACAAATCTTCCACATAAATACGCAGTCTATTTCGATGTGTATTTGTCAGAAGATCGTGATGCGTTTTTGTCACTCAAAAGAGAAATCGAAGAAGGTTATACGTCTTCAATGTGGCGTAAGAAACGCGATCTCGAACATGAAGTATGGCTTATCGATCACGATGCAAGAATGCGTGTTCGTGAAAGGGCAGCGTAATGAGTACAATCGAGCATAGTTACGGAGATGATTGGATTCTAATCGAGTCCAATTATCCCGAGATAGAAGACGACTGTCTTGTGTTTAAAAGCGATGAAAATTGGCACATTCAAATCACCGAACATTATCGAACGCCGTGGGGCAAATGTGTAATTTACAGCGTTGTCGAACATATACCGACAAAATACACAAGTGAAAACGGTCAAGAATACGAATATAAATATTGGCTTGAGACCGATGATTTCAACGAAGCTGCAGACGTAGTCTTTCGAGAATACGATGCTAAACGCGAAGATGCGATAGAAAATCCGGACTCACCAAAATACACGGATAATTAACTAACAGAGGGCGAAAGCCCTCTTTTTTTTCGTCCGTTCATTACAGACGCATTTTTTGTTGCCTTATGGACAACAACTACAAGGAGACGATTATGTCATCAATTTTATCTTACTATATCGGCGATCACCAAACTGTGGGCGAAAAGCTGTCAAGTTGTGATGCAGGCGATATTCGTGATCTCATACAACATTGTATGGAGCTTCTTCGTGACAACCACGACATTGATGTTGACGATCTTGAGAATGCTATTGATGCACTCGAAATAGTTCGTGAATACGATGTTTCTGTGACAGTCAGTTTCGATTTGTCAGTACGTGTCAAAGCGAAGAGTGATGAGGACGCAGAAAGCTACATCCGAGACGACTGCAATGCGACTGATCTCATTACCGAGATGTACGACGACGATATTGTATCTGTCGACACACAACATATCGGCATTGATGTTCAAGAAGTTAGCGAAGCGTGATGAAAGCGATATGTAAACTCGTGCTGGTGATAATAGGCCTCGCGCTTGTTGTCATCGGCATTTTATTTCCAATGATCTTTAAACGACCGAGGGACGACTGATGAATTATATCGCAGTAACACTAAACGCGCTTGTGTATTTCTACGCTTTTCTTGGCGTGTATCACACAGCGTTATGGTGGTTATCATGACTCGTAAACATTACATAATGCTCGCACAATGGTGCGGGCAAAGTAACGTAAGTGATTTCCGTGTAGAAAATCTCATGGAATTACTCGAAGAAGATAATCCCAACTTCGACAAAAATAAGTTTCGTAAAATGTTTCTCGAGCATCGAGCTGACTACGAAACATATAATCGCGAACTGATTGTTCGTGCTAGGCTGAGAGCGTAAGCTCTCGGCCTTTTTTTTTCGTTTATTGCTTAAATCGATGTCTAAAGAAAACGATGGTATTAATCGCAGTGTTTAACGTGACGGCGAATATTAGCCACAGTTCCCAAAAGTCTGGCAAAACGCTCTCCCTAAAAAGCAATCCATTTATTTTTTCGATTTACGCTTTTTTGTCTGCGATGCTTTCAAAGCCTTTGCAGTCGGAGCGCCTTTTTGCCCTGGCTTTCTCATTTTTTCGCCTGATCCAGCTTTGATGCGTTTGCGCTTAGCGTGTATATTATCCCAAAGACCGCGCGGCATTATTTACAGCCTCGCTTTTTGCCTTTACCGCCTTTTTTCTTTCCATAAGCCATTTTATGCTCCATTTTTGACATTAGTTCGTTAAACGACGCTCTAGGATGGCCAAGGAGCACACCTCTTCAGGTGCTCCTGTAGCCTAATATCCTAAAAGTACTGAAATGAAACCTAGGCTATCTCACAGGCGCCAGAGGCACATGCAAGCTCTTGAGAGCCAGTTGTTTCATCATCTTCTTCTATCATTTGATCCCAGTTGATTTGTTTCGGCATCTTCTTCAAAAACGCCTCATACTCTTCTTTGCTGCACTCGGTATATGGCGCTTGTTGATAGCTGCCACCGTCATACGGCAAGAATGAGATACCACTGATATCGTCAAAGTTTCTCCACACCCATGCACCAACTGTTGGCCACTCGTGTTCTTTAACAGACACAGTGATCGATGGTTTGTGTTCACACCAGTTTTCTTGGTATGTCTTCCACAACTCGAGGTGATCAATAGGTGTCACGTCGTCTCTTACAAGACTCTCATCAGGTGCTTTAATAGGAAACGAAAACACTGTTGTAGTATCTGGTTTCATTACACATGGTTCTGCAGGCACACCCTTGTCAATTAAGAACTGTGTCAGTGGATCTTTGTTATCACCACGTACTGTTCGGATGTAATACTTGCTATGACGAGCATGGATACCAGACGCACTGTTAACGAGCTGTGATACTGTACCCGAAGGTTTCACACAGGTTATCGCAGCTGACCATGGGATCGCTAAGATCTCTGCCATTTGAGCATTCGCGTGCTCAGCAACCTCACGTAAATCATTTAGTACTGTGGGCAGCAGCTTTTTGTTTTCTTTGCCTTGGCCTGCCATCAGTTTGTTATCTAAAATGCCTGTGAGACTAACACCAAGTAATCGTTCATGCTCAGTGTTTGTTTTCCATATCTTGCGTAAGTATGGAAAGTCTGTGAACGTAGCTTGTATTGTGCCAAGTATACTAGCGACCCTCACCTTTTTCTTGAGAGTATCTATAGTATCGTGTGGTCTAACGACCACTTCGGTTAAATTGCAGAACTGGTATGGGCGCAGTATGATCTCACTACACGGATTAGTACCGAAGTCGTGTTTACTCTGACGCTTGTTATACTTTGCTGCCTGCTTCTGTGAAGCGACCCGATTGAATATTCCACGTTCACCTGAATGACTCTCATAGAGTGATTGCCACTCCTGCATGAAAGCACCGACATCAGGCTTTTCTGTGTACGACACACTGTTGTTCGCTAGCGCTCTTTGTGGATTAGCTTTCCACCAGTCTCCTGATTTAGCTTTGCGCATCCTGTCATCACTGAGGTTACTTAGCGAGATCATTGCTGACCTGCGTACACCACCGACAACCACAATCTCACCTATTTTGCACATGAGATCATGACACTCTAACGAGTTCAGGTTACGACCTGCTGCAGCTTTGAATGTGTCTACTGTAAATCTGAATAAATCTTCGAGTGGCATTGGCCCTGAGGCTCGACCACCAAACTTCTTTAGACGAGCACCTGCTGGTCTCACTTTGCTCGTGTCCCACTTAGGGATCTCACCAGCATACAACAAGGCAATCACTTGTCTGAATGCCTTAGACCATCCCTCTTTGCTGTCCTTAACCACAATAGTGGTGTTTGATACAAATAGTTGTTCTGGTATTTCTGGGAGCTTTGAGATGTACTGGCGCTCAACTGAGAAGCCGACACCTGTGCCACACATAAGTATGAACATAGCTTCGTCGAAAGCCTTGGGGTCATCAACGACAACATAAGAACAGTTATATCCGCATGTGTTGTCTCTGCGGAGAGCTTCACCAGCTGTCATGAGGGCTCTCATAGATGGCATTACGTCTTTACGTAGTATTGCCTCTTTGACTTCAGCTAGGATCTCTTGTGGTATCTTGTTGCGTTCTTCAGACATGAAGTTGACGTATCTATCAACTGTTTCTTCCCAATGTTCACGTCTATTCTTTTTGTCGATATATCGTGCATATCGACTCTTATGGATAAAATCTTCGTATAGGTTCATATAGGTCTCTCTAAGTATATAATATAGGATCTTATTCTTCTTCACTTAGAGAGTTCCTAAGGATCTATAGGTCTCTCTAAAGTGCGGCTTCTTAAACGAAAAAAAAGTCCCCCAGCCATTTGTATGACTGAGGGACCTGGACAACTACTCGGAGATGAGTAGTATTCAGTGAGTATACTCTGTTGCTGCTGCTCTTTCTTCGGATCCCGAGTGCGAGCGGCATATTCCTCGGTTAACGTCTTAGCTTCAAGGTGCTAAGATACCTTAGATGGTACAAATTTGCGTCTCAAACATTATGGGCGCTTATTCTCCAGCAGATCAAGTAGCATTTGACAGTTTTGAGCTGCCTTACGCACATCCTCGATCCCGTTTTTGTATTTGTACCGCGAGATATATTTAATGATGCTACCGACACAGAAGTCTTCCAACACACCAAGTGACGCCAAATACTCTTTAGGTTGTATTTCGAAATCATAGTGCTTTGGGTTCTTAATCGGGTCGTGTGTAGTTAGTTCGTCTTTCATCTTCTTACTATCCGCTTCAAACTGACGTCTGATCCACTCTTGTGTTCTGAGTAGTTCGCCTTCAGCATTACGTTGATCTTCAAGACTTAAGGTGTCCATAACTTCACTTCTCCTTTTTTCTGATCCCAGTCTTCTGCTCTTAGTATCTTGGCTACTCGTGCCTGCTGCAGTGCATCATCCTCAGTAAGACCAGCTGCTTTAAACGCATCTGCCACTTCAGACCACTCACAGTTCTTGAGTATTGCCTCAGCACGCTTAGTACCAATGCCTGGACAGCCTTTATAGCCGTCAGCCACATCACCACTAAGTGTCTGCATCAGGTGATATTTGTCAGCTTCTTCTAGCGTGACATCATGCAGCTCACCTAACCTGTATGTTCGACCTGGTATCGACAACAAGTCTTTGTCATCGGACACAATGATTGTATCTTTATGCTTGCCATTGGTCGCGAAAATACCAAGCACGTCGTCCGCTTCAAGAGTGTCGATAGTGTGCGACTCAAACTCTTCCGAGATAAACTCGACGAAACGTTTATAGCAGAGCGGCTTTCGTGTCGCTTTGCGGTTGTACTTGTACGTGGGTAGTACTTCCTTGCGGAAGTTATTAGTTCCTGAGAACGCGAAAATGCAACGCCTAGCATCCAATTCCTCCACTATGTTTTCCATGTAATCAGCAAATGTGACGACACAGTCCTCCCACCTGCTGTGCAGTGTGTGAACATCGTCTTCCCATTGCACCTCTGTTTCATGGCCTATGGTTATTTGAAAGGCGACCATGTCACCGTCTATTAATAGGGTATTAGTCATCTCGCTTAGCTCCAGTATTTAGAGCAAACTGCAAGAACATCAGACCCTCAGCGGTAATCTTCCACAAGTTCGACCAAGTAAATTCATCGATCTGGTTTGAGATGTAACCGCAGCATGCCAGCATAGCCACGATATCAGCGTGCTTGCGTGCATAAGTGCTTTTAGTAGTAAAGCCTTTGAAGTGTGCTTCTGCTAAAACTTGAAACGCCTCGGCATCCTCGCTAGTGGGTTGTTGCCCAGCTAGTTCCGACGCTGTATTCGGCGTCAATTCTACATCTGAAGTCGAAGCTCTCGCCCGCTTCTGTCGCGCTTCCTCGAATGATATTACCGACATCCTCTGCTATTTCCTTCCTGCAAGCGACTTGCACCTCGTCATGCACCCAAGCACAGAAGACATAGTCTTTGTCCCAACCATGCTCGTATCGGTGTTTTTTGAGATTGTCTCTTGCTATGATTAGCCAGCGCTTAGCGATCAACGCACCTGCAGACTGCAGTAGTAAGTTGACAGCGCTGTGGCTTGACCGTGCGTATAGTTTGCGGCGGTCTAAGCCGTATAAGTATTTTCTTGTTTCGACTGTTTGCTCAATAGCACTACGCAGGCTTTTAATAGCTGGAATTGCAGCAAAGAACTTTTCACGTATCTGTCTGCCTTCGTTCCTGCCCTTACCAATTACCTCGCCTAGCTTCTGGTCGCCTGCTCCATAGATCAAACTATAAATAAAGCGTTTGGCTGCATCACGATCAGGCAAGCCAGCAGCTTCCTGATTTTTAGTGTGGATGTCACCATTCAGCACCTCGGCAGCGTATTCACCGCTATCCCACGTGTGCATAAAATGTGCGAGGCAGCGAAGCTCGAGACCTGACAAGTCGCAACCGACGAGAGCCCAATCACTGGGCACGGTAAATAGTGAACGTATTTCGCGTCCGTAAGGCAACCGCATGCTTGGCACCTGTGCAATGTTTGGTGCAAAGTGTGTTGCTCGACCTGATACTGCTCCATTTGGTATGTACCTTCCACGCAACAAGTTGTTATCGTTTACTAGTTTCAGATAACCTTGGTTACCTTCAGCTAGCATTGCGATACGCTTCTCTAACATGAAGTAATCAGCTAAGAGTTTTGCTTCGGGGTATGGTAGTTTTTCCAAGATGGTTTCATCGATCTTGGCTTGTCCTGCAGGGGTAAACTGAGTTGGTCTCCACTTGTACTTTCCTTGTAGTCGGTCTGCGATTTGCTGTCGCGAGCCTGGGTTGAAGGGTATGTATTTAGTCTTCGTCTTGAGCTTAATGACAGTGGGTTCAAACTCTTCCTCCATTTGGGTTCTAATAGAGTTACGCTTTTCGCTTAATTCAGCGTAAAGTTGAGCTGCTGCATCAGTGTCAAACACAAAGCCTGTACGCTCCATGTCATGGCACACTGATGCAACTTGATGTTCTAATGTGAACGCTTCATCCGATGGCTCTTGTGCTAGACAGTGCTCATATAGTTTGACTGTCACACGCACGTCCTGAA